CCCTCGATCATCAACATATAGCTTCATTTTCCTGCCATGTTTGTTGTATATCTCGTGAGTTATAGTATCAATGTAGTAGTTTTCACAACCCAGAATTGGGCACTTGTTTTTAATGAAATTTTTATCTATTTTATCCATAACAAAAAATTGGGAGAACATCTAAAAAGACACTCTCCCATGATTTTAATCATCCGAATAATGAAAATCATCCTCAGCAAAATCGAGTTGATTATTCATTTGATAATGTGCATCACCATGACAATTTCTACATAGCAATACTGTCTCACGAGAATATTCATTATAAATCTTATCGTAAGTCCAAGATCTAACAGTAGTCCATCCAGGTCTTCCTGAATGTTCTCTAGGATTTGTATGGTGGAATTCTAATACCCAGTATCTTTTCTCACCACATACAGCACAACAACCACCAAAGTCGTCTTTTAGCTTATCCAACTTCTGTTTTCTATTCACAGTATCTCTCCACTAGAAACTCTCTAGAAGCATCATTATCTATTCTTTCAACGTTTTTACCGTTGTTTGGTTCATATTCATTAGAGTTCATACACTTATCGTAAGCTCGGCTGAACCCTAAATTATCTTTCCAACCAGCAGAATTAACTGCCCAATCTAAGTCCTTATCGTGTCCTGCTCTCGCTGAAGTCCTAGCTAAGTAGTCTTCAGGAGTGTCGTAAAACATGTAAAAACAGTCGATTCTATTAAAACCTGTCTGTTTTAAGAAATTAGGTCTAGATCTAGGACTGACAGTGTTAAAATAACCTTCAACAAATATTCTCTTAACCTGTTTGTCGTTATTTATAACGTGTTTATAAAAATCAGTCCTCATATCCTGTGTAGATAGATCAGCTTTATCAAGACAAACCCAACCAGCATGATTCTTAGCTTCAGATCCTAAAATAAGAAAACCAGTGTCTGGATAAAATCTTCCGATGTTTATCGTCCTCGTTTTATCCTTTTTAGTATCGAAAAACGTATACTCATAGTCTCTATAGGAGCTACCTAAAAAGTCAACGAGAGCCTTCATTCTCGTGCTCTTACCTGTTGCATTAGCTCCCATAATAAAAGTTATGTCTGTCATAAAAACTCCTATTTACAATTACATTTGCCTCCAGACTTAGTGTCAAATAGCTTATCTGCCAGTTTATACACTAAATTCCTAAGACCAAATATCACTAGAACCAAAACTCCTAGAATAGTTGTGTACCACTCAGGTGCTTTAGCTAAATTCTCCCAAGCCTGACCCATAGTCGACTCAGAGAAAATAGGTGATAAGAAATTAAGAACAATTGGTAAAGAGAACACGATAACAACGAGTTCATCTTTCCAACTATTCTCCATTGACTCTTCTTCAATCTTCTTAATTTCTACTTCTTTATCCATAGTTCTTAACATGTGCTTTGGTCAAGCTCTTGAACAATTCGTCTCTTTTTACTCTAGTAAATCGGGAATCACCTTCTTTCTTCATGTAATATGCTCCAGAAGGATCGTACCTTTTGTATACGAATTTTTGTCCTGTAGTTCTATCTGTTACTTCAAATGTATGACCTTTCATCATTTCTCCTTATTTGTCTTCAGCTACTGCTTCTGCTTCTGCAGGTGCAAAAGACTCATTTAACATCTTCATAAATGCATTTCTTGCGATCTTTAGTTGATCTAAATTGAAATTAGCAGTAGCGATTTTACCATCAATATCTTGAATATGTTTAACCATCGCAACTTGCTGATCAGTTAGATCTTCTACATTGTGCTCTACACCATCTACAGTGATAACTTGTTTTTCTTCTTCTGACATGTTTTCTCCTATTCTACTGGAAGCTCTTTAATTTTAGTGAGCTGTTTGTTTACATCATCTAGGTCTGGACAGATAATCTTGACTTCAACATACTTCTCGTTGTCATCTTCTCCGTTCAGCTCTAGCATGAATCCGTTATCTGCAAAAATTACATTTACAGAACCTCTATGTGATTTCAATGAATCTAATCCCATTAAATTCTCCTGTTTTTTATTCTAAAGGGAAGTTTTTATAGTTGACACAGTGAACACTCTGGTTTGGTTCTAATCCATTCAGAGTGATAGTCTTGACATTACTGTAACATTCCAAATAAGTATGAAATGTATACAAATCAGTTGTCTCTGTCTGATAATTACCAAAAAGTGTTACTAGTATTAGTGTCCACATTTACCACCCCCATTCTCCTTGCATACCTGCTGCAGAATAATCTGTAACAGTTCCTTCAAAAAAGTTTTTAAAGGAATCTCCTGCGATAATCCATTCAATCCAAGGCAATGGGTTATCTTTTACTCCAAAATTAGGTTTTAGTCCTAATTGTATAAGTCTCCTATCAGCTAAGTGTCTGATGTACTGCTTGACCTCATTTTTGTCTAATCCTTCAACATCACCCATCTTGTAAGCTAAATCGATAACTTTATCTTCTAACTTAACAGCAGTTCTGAACATATCGTAGATTTCTTTCTTAAATTCGTCTGTAACAACTCTAGGATGTTCTTGACAGAATTCTCTGAAAAGTCTAGACATACCCTCTACATGCATAGATTCGTCTCGAATAGACCACTCAACTACTTCACACATACCTTTCATCTTACCGAATCTTTGATAGTTCAACAGCATAGCAAATGCAGAGAAAAGAGACATACCTTCATTTACGCATGTCTGTGCCAATGCTTTAGCTAGACCATTTTGTGTAGAAACATCGTTATCTTGCATAAACTCGATCTTATTGACCATTTGCTTATAATCTAAAAATGCTTCATACTCTACATCATCAAAACCTAAAGTGTCATTCAGAAGAGCATAAGATCTCTGATGAGTTCCCTCTCTTGATGCAAATGACAATAACATGTTTCTAATCTCGTGATTTTGAAACTTAGGGATGAACAAGTCGCTGTAGTTATGAGCAACTTGAACATCTGATTGTGTAAACAATCTTAGTATTTGTGTGATGTGATTTTTCTCTTCTGGTGTAATCTTGTTTTGTTTCCATTGATCTACATCTTCTTGTAGCTTTACTTCCCAAGATCCCCAGTGGATCTTCTCATGCGACTCAGCCATTTCCATAGCCCATGGATAGTGAAATGGTTTGTAACTTTTAGCTGGTTCCATTAACCCTGACATGATAAACACTCCTCAAAATCTATTAATTTAACTCTTTCTACTTTCTTACCAATTTGCTCAGCAGTAGCACCAGAGTTAGTTCTAAGATAATACAATCCTTTGAGTTTGTCTTTCCAAGCTTTTAAATGAACAGAATTCACATAAGACTTTTCTGATCCAGCTGGGAAGAATAAGTTAACAGATTGTCCTTGACATATATATTCTTGTCTACCTGCTGAATGCTCAACAACCCAATGCTGATCAATCTCAAATGCAGTCTTAAATACATCTTTTTCCCAATCGCTTAGATAATCTAGATGTTGAACTGAACCTTCGTGGTGAATGATATCAGACCATTGCTCTTCTAACCATTCTTTCTCTAAACCCAGTCTTAATCTGTGCTCTTCTAAAACTTCTTCAAGATAGTGGTTCTTAACCAAGTGTGAACCCACTCTAGTCCTGTGTGTAAAAGCGTTAGACTTGATTGGCTCAATACTAGCACTAGTACCACAAATAATACTACTATTAGCATTGGGAGCAATAGCAAGTAAGTGACTGTTTCTCCTACCCGATCCTTCACCATCAGGATATTCTCCTTTTTCCTTAGCTAACCTTTCAGTGCACTCCAATGCTCTATTTTTAATAAAAGAAAACATTCTCTTATTTTGTCCAGTAGCGAGAGCGGACTCCCAAGGTATGTTATTTCGTTGTAAATATGAATGGAAACCCATAGCTCCTAATCCAAGAGATCTTTCCCTCTCGGCTGAATATCGAGCTTTCGACATCTCATCTGGAGCATTATCAATGAACTCTTGTAGAACATTGTCGAGCATCTCGATTAGATCTTCAATAAGAGTTGTATCTTTCCAATCATCAAACAATTCTAAGTTTACAGAGGACAAACAACAAACTGCTGTTCTGTCTTTGCTAGTAGGTAAGTGTATCTCGTTACAAAGATTAGATCCATTAATTTTCAAACCTCTATCTTTAAGTGTCTGAGGAAGCTGTCTATTAGCTTCATCAATAAAGTTTAGATAAGGTTCTCCTGTTCTGAATCTTACTTCTAAGAGTCTCTGCCATAGTTCTCTCGCACGCACTGTATCACGCACTGAGCTATCACTAGGATCAATAAGATCCCAATCGCTATCGCTGACAACAGAATCCATAAAGGCGTCAGTAATATTAACAGCATTATTGATATTAAAGCACTTGCGATTAACATCACCTCCAGTAGGTACTCTGATGTTGACAAATTCGATAATGTCTGGGTGACTGATGTCCATATACGCTGCATAACTTCCTTTCCTTGTCTTTCCTTGTTTGTACGCTGTCATTGATGCGTCTGATACTTTGATAAATGGTATTGGTCCAGGAGCTTTATCTGACACTGGTCTTACTTGACCCCAATGTCCTCCTACACCACCACCTTTGACACTCAGCCAAGCTAACTCAGACTGATGATCAATAATTCCTTCTAAGTCGTCTGCTATATA